AATGTGAATCATTCAAAAATGAAAGAGTTTTTATAAACTTTTCTTATTATTTTTATAATACTCTGTAAGTAAGCGTTTTTCATTCATAATTACAGTATAAAAAGGTTCAACATAATTGGGAAAAGTACTACCATAAACACTTAGAAAATCGTCTTCAATCATCATATTGTAAAGATTTTTACTTCCTCGGTCTTCTGGTGATAACGGTATTTCAAGTTGTTTTAGTTCTTCACGTGCTTGTTCATTAAGCATTGGTTCTCTCAAATTAGTTAATTGAAAATTAGTTTTCAGTCTTTCAACACCATCAGGACTAATTAAATTACTTAATGCTTTTAATGGTTTTAGTTTATTCAAAACACGTTCTTGATTAATTTCATCAGCACGTTTACAGATTTCTCTAACACTCATATGCTTGAATTTCAATTCAGGAAAATGTTCCAATAGCGTTTTTTCTTTAATGCCACCAACCCCTTTAATATTATCAGCAGTATCACCACAAATTATTTTCAATACCAAAGCATTGCTATAATGATGATTGAAATGCATGATATAATTTGATTTAGTTACTGGTTGATTGATATTAGGAAATATAATTGTTATGTTTAAGTCAAGTAATTGAGCAAAATCACGGTCATTTGAATACAAATAAATTTCTTCTTTATTATTATGTTCCAGACAATATGCTGCAATTAAATCATCGGCTTCAACATCATCAACTTCAATTTGTCTTATAAATAATTCTTCTGAATATGCTTGAACACGTTTTCGTTGTTTTAAAATCGATTCTTCTTTTGCCTTTTCTCTACGAAGTTCAGCAGCACTCATTTCAATTTTCTTGTGCCATTCTTTCGTTTTACGATTTGCCTTATATGCAATATCGATTCTATGACGCATTATTCCACCACCTTCACCATCCCAACAAATAACGACCTTATTAATCATATGGTCTTTAATCATTTTACGAACGGTAGTTAAAAAAGAATACAAACCACCAAGATGTCCGAACTTGGCAGTTTGTATATCCTTTGCTCCGTGAAACGAACGCTTTAAAAGATAAGAACCATCAACTAAAAGGGTTCTGGTTTTCATTATTCAGTTTCCTCAATACTTGTACTTCTTTGAATCAGGTCTTCACTGGTAATAACATTTCCCTCAGCATCCATTGGTTTTGCCTTTACGGTAATATCATCAGCAGTAAGTGTGTCGTCCTCAAGAATGTTACGAAAATGTAAAATATGTTTTTTCTTGTATTCTGCAACACTTGCATCATCACCATATATAAATCCATGTGGTGTTGAACCAATTTTTCCTTCTAATGAAATACCACCCTTTTCACCATCAACGTGGTTTTTGGCAATATTAACTTTATTCCTAAAACCGAAATTAACGTCCCTGCTCTTACTTGCAGCAGTTAGTCTTTCAGTTCCGTGGGTAATAATACCACCAAAATTATAAATAAGTCTTGAACCAAAGAACCAAGTCTCACCACCTTTGTGTTTTACAACCTTATTCATACTATCATACCAAATTTTCTGAACAGCACCAATTGTGTTTGTATATGGACTGTCAATTCTTCTACTGTTTGGAATCGTGTTATTCAGTATTGACATGAATGCTTTTTCATAAGCACCTGCATTCCACATGTTGTTGTCACTATCATTCTTTTCAAGTGCATTAACCGTTTTAATACAGTTTAATGTTCCAATTGAGTCAATTGCGAAATACAAGTCGAATGGAAGATTACCACTTTCTTGTTGGTCTATGAAGTAATACATCGCTTTTGCCATATCTTCAATACTTGCTTCTTTTCTATCTTTATCTTGTAATTTACCAAAATTATCAAGTAAAAATTTGTTTTTAACCAGAATATAATCACCTTCCCAATCAAAACCCATTAAGGTCAACCTTTCATTACCTTCATCAATATTATTTTCTGTATCGATAATAATTGGTAAAATTCCCATTTTCTGTGCATTAACAATTGAACGCATTAATGCTGTTGACTTTCCAGTATTACTATAACCACGGAAAAGGGTTACATATCCCTTGGGAACACCGGGCATTCCAGTTGCTTCCTGCAATGCATCATCAATTGGAATCCACACAAGCGGTTTGGATGGTACTTTATCTGCACCCACTTTTTTCTTGAAATTATCAAGACTGAAATTCTTTTTAGCGGTTGGTTTACGCACTTCATTAACAGGTACGTCAACCTCTACTATTTTTTTAGCCATAAATTTTTGTTTTTAAATTAGTGAAAAAATGGGGAAACTTTCATTTCCCCATTAATTTTTAATGTTTGTTACTAAAATGGTAAATCATCATATTCACCACTACCAGTGTCGACATCTGAAGGGTCAGACAATTCTTCTTCTTCCTCTTCTTCAACAACTGTTGTTTTAGCAGTACTTGCTTTAGCAGCAGCAGTTGCTTTACCGATATCGACAGCATCATCAACAAAAGAACCTACTTTTTCAGGGGTAATGTTATTGATGGTCACACGTGGAAGTTCTTCCAAATCACTTGCCTGTTCGAATTCCTCTTCATTACTGTCGAGGTTCATTGTGCGAGTATTGGCTTTTTCTTCCAAGTCGGGACGACCGGGGAATACCCAATGTTTGTTCGTCTGGTCAGTATCTTCCCAATAAGGATTAGTACCATTAGCAACCATTTCAAGAAACTCGTGAGGTGTGGTATTTGGTGCTTTCTTTGGAAGAAATACGTCTCTCCAATTGATATTATCATCAAGCCATACTTGCATAACTTGTGGGTCGGCATGGAGAACTGATTTTCCTCTTGCAGTAATTGCTGAAATCTGTTTATAAATATGATTATTGAATTCAGCATCAGTCATGATGATGTTCAAATCAGTTCCAGTTTTAGCATCACTGAAATCGGCTTGGTGGTTTGACATATAGTCTTCCAAGATAGGAAGTAATTTGTCAAGCGTACCTTGATTTTTGTAACTGTGTTTGAATCTCCAGAATTTAACACCGTCTTTTTCAGAACCTTTGTCAATTCCACGAACGATATAAAATTTCTTGGCTTCCCATTTAATGGCTTCCTTATAAATTTCATCATTCTTGGCTTTAACCTTCAACTGCATGTCATTCATGTTTTCTTTCTTAATACCCTTTAATGATGGGTCTTGTTTTGAAAGCCACAATTTATGTCTTGCACATAAAGGACATGGTGCGGGTACAAGCATTGGAGCACCATTGGAATCCAATAAAGGTTTACCATCAGCACCTAACTTCGGTACTTTTGGGTCGTTGTGAGCAGGGCAGTAGATAACACTACCATGTTTTTTCTTTCCACCAGCAGCATTAGTTGTAACAACATGGAAGAATGCTTCTTCAATGTGTTTTTTACCTGCTTTTGGGGGGAGAATTCTGAAGGTTTCTTTAGCCTTTCGTGGGACGAAATACTTTGCTAAAAGGTCTTCACGTGATTTTTTGTTTGTCGTTTGACTTTGTTTTTTCTGATAATCAGAAAACATCGATTTTAATTGTGACAGGTCTTGCCCTGTCTGCGTTTCATTTGCCATTTTTCAATTGTTTTACAGTAAAGTTATTTTTCAATTATTTAAATTGTGCTACAAATATAGCCTTCATTCTACATAAATACAAGACTTTTTAAAAATAATTCGTCTTTTTCAGTTAAACACTTAATAAAGTGTTGGATACTACAGTAAATGTTAGTGTTTGTTTATTTTCATAATAATTTCCGTTTTTCAATCTGATTTGAAGTTTATAGTCTTGTGGTATTAACCATGATGTATCAAGATTAAATTCATATCCACTGCTGGTTCTATTAACTTTAGTGAATGGTATTACATCGATTTCATATTTACTACCAATTGTTGTGAACAACCTATATTCAATATCTAAAGGTAAAAAATTATTTTGATTTACATATAATTCTTTTATAGTTAATTTAATTTTTCTCAGATTTCCTGCAACAATATTCTCTTTTTCAGATATTCCCCAGAAATAAAAGAAATAATTATTAAAATCGATTTGATTTGACTGGTCGAATGTATAGTATTTCTTTTCAGAAATCAAATAAAACTCGCCATTATGCTGACTTGTTCTTCCATTAATAGTTAAATTCCATTCATCCCTGAATAAAACTGCATCAGGAAATGTTTGTGAATCAATATTCAAAACTATTTTATATATGCCTTTGCTTACATTAATAATTGATGCACCGCTTAGAGTGTCAACAAGATTATCCTCATAATCATAAATATTTACTGAATTAACAACAATATTCTGTTGAATTCCACCAATATTTACATAAAGATATAATTCATTGTCTTTATCAAGATAAAAATAATTACGGTCATCAGTAATGGTATCATTAACTGCAGTTTCAATATATGGTTCATACCAAGTATTGGTGTTTTTTGCATGAAATGCAACTGCTTCAGTAAATTCGGTTACTTGTTGTTCGAGGTTATCAGGAAATTTAATACCTAATCCAAATGAATTACCTGTAAATGTACTACCTGTACCAAATAATCGTTGATTAATGTAGTCAGTAATATCAATATTAAGACTTTCACTACCTTTTTCAAATCTCTGTGAACCGATTAACGTTGTTCCAGAATTATATGCTCCAGCAGTATTCCATTCAATATCGGTTTTTCTGTATTTCCAATTAGATGCTTGTGGTACGGCATTAGGTATTAATGAATCATCATAAATAAAATCATAACCACTACCTTCATCCCAATCTTCATCAACATTAAATATTTCCAAATCAAAACTACTTGCTCTTTCAATTCCCTCAGAATAAGATTTTTTACCAATATATTGTTGAGCATAACTTATAGTATTCACTAAATGCAATACATGTGTCATACCACTATCAGGAACTATTAATCCGCTATTGATTTTATTAATTAATTCGGTGAGGTCGATATCAAATATTAAACGACTAACTCGTTCATCAAGAGAACCATATGATATCTCAGTAACTGGGTTCTGAGAATTATTGGTTAGATTATTACTAATTAAAGTATTATTCTTTGAAAAATATGACCTAAATATTGACATCAGTTTTTTCTAATAAATACTCCCAAACAAAAAAGACTACTCGTGGTAGTCTTTTTATTATTAGAATATTTGTGTTTATTTTAATACTTAATATTATTTTTAATTAAAATCTGTACTGCTTCTTTTTTCGTCATTCCACCCATAACACCAGCCATAGCATCAGGCATTTTTAATGTTTTCTTAGCAATATCAACTTGTTTTTGATTAATTGGGTCGGTTGCTTCACCTAACTTCTTCATTAATGTCAAGTCACCAGTAGCAACTTCTTTTTCACCACCCTGACCTCTTAATGAAACACCACCATTTACTTTATTACTAACTGCGAATTCATTACCTTCGGCATCAGCATATTTATCACCAATAGCACCTTGATAGTCTTCCATACCAATTTCTTCCTGAACTACTTCAGAACCTTTAAATTCTTTCCATAACTCAAAATATTCTTCTTTTTCTTCATCACTTAGATTATTGAAATCCATTTCAGTATATTTCAAGTA